AATTTGCGCTGGAATAGCCTTGTAAACTGAATCCAAAACTGCAATCACGTTTGAAGTAGTGATACCAGCAGAAGCAGCCAAAGGAGTTCCGTAATAAGTAGTTGTGTTAGCGTGAACAACTGAAGCAGAAGCAGCAGCAACTAATTTCACAAAACCATCAAACTTATTCAAGTTACCATTTGCAGAAGCAGAATCTCCAGTCCAAATAGCAGTTTCTAATTGAGAAGAAATACGAGACGCTTTCTTAGAAGTATAATCAGCAGCGAAAGCGATTGAATCGTAAGTGCTTCCAGCAGATAATGCTTTTTGTAAATACTTAGACTCTAATCCTTTTGGACATAATGCCTCTTGTACCTTAATTTTACCAACCGTTACACTACGCTGAGTGAAAGTAGTTGTACCTGATGCGTTGAAACCGCAATCGCTATCATCTTGAAAGAAAGCATCAGTATCCATGATACCAATTTTCTCTGAAGATTTTACTCCAACTAAAACGTTTCCTTGAGACTTAATCAAAGAAGCAGTTTTTGAGCCAAGAACTGAAGACGTTACTAATAATGCTTCGTTTTCTTTGGCGTAATCCGTTAATGAACTTACAACAAATGCCATAATTTTTCTTTTTTAAAATTTTTAATTTAAAGTTTTTACTCTTTCCAAGAATCGCTCTATCTTGTCAGCCTTTGGCTCAACGATTCTAAAGTTATTTTTTGGGTTTTGAATTGGGTCAGCAACTGGAGTTTTTGAAAATCCTTCCAATACGCTTAGCATTTCACTAAATCCTTGATTAAACTTGCTCTCTAATTCTCCTAACTTGTTTTTCAAAGCCTCATTCTCGGCTTGCAAGTAAGAAATAGTTGAGTTCATTTCATCAAATTGAGAATCTGCTTCCATTTCCATAGGAGCTTCTTCTTCAGATGGTGCTTCAGCCTGAGGGGTTTCAATTCCTTCAACCTTTCCACCAACGACAGAAATCATAGTTCCATCAGCTAATTCATACTCGCCATCGGGAGCAGAAACTGAGTTACCTGATTCATCAACAAGCATAGCATCTCCACCAATCTCCAAACCTGATAAGTCAATCTTACTTCCATCTTTAAGGTCGTAAGTTTCAAATACCAATTGAGTAGCTGGCTCTGATGCAATTTCTTCAGTTTGCTCAACGGTATTATCCGCTAACAAAACTTTAATTTTTTCAATTGCTTCTGAAACGTTCATAAATTGTTTTTACTATTGTTTGATTATAAATACTGATACTAAAATACTTTATCCTTTAAACTTGTTCTAAAATCGAACATATCTCCGACCATAGCGATTCCTCAACGCTCATCGGTTGCTTTTCTTTCTTATAATTAAATATGCCCTCAACACTAAATCCTTTAAACTCCCCTGATTTAATCTTATTCCAAACCGATTCGTTTTCGACTTTAAAACTTCCAAACCAAGAACCTTCAGGTGCATCCTCAAATCCTTTCATTGCCATTACTCCCCGTGATGAATCCACAATAAACGATTCGTACATCGTTACTCCTTCAACTGCTAAAGCCTCATCGTGCATCAAGTTTACGTTTGACTGATAACCTTTCTTAAAGAACTTTTGCGCTATCTTCTCAATCGTATCTTTTGTAAACGTAACGTAATACTCGCCATTTTGGTCATTGCGATAAATAGGAGTTTCAGCCAACATCAAAGGACCTGAAACAATTCTTCTATCCTCTGATTGAATAACAAACTTAGCCTTGTCTTCTTTAAACTTTAGGAAATCTCTTTCTATTGCTGGTCTGTCTACCAAAGCAACGAAGTCAACCTCAACATCATCGTTTAAATCTTCGCTTATTTCTAATTGATAAATTGGTAATTTCATATTATTTGTTTTTATATTCTTGCAGAGTTTTCAATTCTTCTTATTCTTTTTTGACTTCCCGTAATATCTGATTCAACTACGTAGGCTCTTGCTGCCACGTTTCCAATTGCATTTAAAGAAGTTTGGTCTAAAGCCGTTGGCGCATTAGGAGTAAAACTCGGAGGTACTGGTGCTGCCGATAGTCTTGCTCCGCCTCCGCCTCCACTTGAATCAGTAACTCCAGGCATACTTGGTAATGGAGTATTAATAATTGATTGAACACTTAATAAACCTTGAGCGATTGTCGCTGCCGCTGCAATAAAGTTAAATGGCGGAGGCAATTTCAAAGCAGCCGTTGCTCCAACATAAGTGTTAATCGTAGCATCTGCAATACCTAATGCCTTGCCAGCAACCGTACCTTCTCCAGCCAATTGCATTCCAGTACGAAGAGCATTGCTAACAATACCTAATTTTTGCTCTTGAGTTAATTGGGCAATCTTTACTTCGGCATCAGCACTTGCTTTAATTGACCTATCCATTGCAGAAGTTACTAATGCTACGGTCTTAGGCTTATTGTTTTGAATTACATCAAAGACATTCTTAACATCTTTTAATTGTTTTACTTCAGACTTGGTAGATTCTCTTTTAATCTTATCAATTTCTTCAGCCGACTTTCTTGTTAATTCTGCTTTTAATCTTTCGTTATCAGCAAATAAAGTTAAATCCGCTTCTAATTGTTGTCTTACTTTTAATATCTTTTTTTGCTCATCCGTTAAGTTAGCCTCCGCAAGTTCTTCTAATCTTTTAATTCTTGCATTCTCATTCTCAATCTCTTTATCAATCTTTTCGTTTTGATTTTTAAGATATTCATCATCGCCTTTCTTTTGGGTAGCTAAAACGGATTTTTTATAATTGCCTTCAATAACAACTAAATCATTTTTTGCATTAGCTAAATTCTTTGTTTCTTCTTCACTTAATTTTATTCCATTACGTTTCTTTGCCTCAAGTACATTAATATCTTCTTTCGCTATTTGCTTACGTTTCTCAGATAAATCTTTCTCAGATGCGCCTTGTGATTCAAGAACTTTTAATTCTCTTTCATATTGCTCTTTGCGACCTTTAGAATTTTTAGCATATATTTCAAGCGCCCTATCGGTTTGGGAAGTAATGCCTACAAAATCAGTTACTTTTGTAACTATTGCGCCAATGGCATTAGCTACAAGACCTAAGCCTGGCACTAATTTTAAAACTGCTTCCCTTACTTTATCAAAGTTGGCAATCAATAAACCTAATCCAATTGCCAAAGCACCAATACCCGAAGCAATGATAGCGCCTCTAAGAGTAGTAAATGCTTGCAATACCTGAGTTTTAATTACTAAGGCTAAGTTTTTAAAACCATCGATTGAGCCTAATATTGTATTTAAGCCTTCAGAAAATGCTAATGCACCTTGTACTTTAAGTAATTGCTTTTGTACGTTTTCTGATTCTACTCCAAACAAAGCTAATGCTCCTTGCGCTCCAGCAAATGCTCCAGCAACTCCTTGAATAGATTGACCAAATGCTTTGAATTTAGCATCAGGATTGAAAGCATCAATGGTAGCTTTAGCATCGCCAATACGGTCCTTTAACTCGGCTGCTCTTTTGGCTGCATTCGCTATCTCTTGAGCAGAAGCGCCAGCAGTATTTTGTAATCGTGCTAATTCTTGAACCGATTCTCTTAATTGACTTCGTAAACTTCGTGTGTCCGCTACTAAATCAATACCAACCTTTGCGTTTTCAGCCATCTCTTAATTTTAATAAAATAATTCAATTACTCTTAACAATTCACATTTGGTTGTTTGGGGAATGCTTGGATTAAAATCAATTACTTTATTTAATCTCCACAAAGCGCCATCGATATAAATCAATTGAGAAAAATCAAGTGAATAAATATCTTGTACGGTTAAGTATAAATAGCAACTTAGAAGCTTACTATCTTTGTTTATTATTTCAGCTAAATATTCATCCCACCACGAATTAAATAAATTAGCCGTAGGATAAGGATTTAATAACGTAAAATAAAATTCATTAGGCACTCCAAAATTAATGTCAATCGTTGGCTCTAATGGGTCATCTAAATGCCCAGCATATCCGTAAGTTGATAAATGCCCAGCTGTTAAATTACCGTTACTTGAACTGCCTTCCCCACTATAATAATCTTTAATATGATAATTTGAAGTTGAGACACTTTTAAAAATCATAATACGAATATTATTATCTTTTCGCTCTTGAACTCCATTGGATTCTTTAAATAAATTTGCCCTTAATTTATCATCATTAATATCCTCAGTTAAAATACTTGGGCTAAATATTACTTTTACTTCCGTTCTATCTTCAGCAAATTGATAGCCAGTATCCTCTTTCCTATCGCCATAAGATTCATTGTATTTCTTATTATATGCCTCATTATAGTAATCATCGTCCTCAGTATAAAAGAAATCGTAATACCGAGCATTTAATTCCGACATTGGCTTAATAGAAATCTCTCTTGAATAGTCTACTTTATTCGACCAATCAATTGATTCAGCTATTGGGTCAGATAACAAAAGTAAACCCGTAGAATCTCCAGGCTCTCCGTGCAATAATAATTCGCCAACATCGTTTACCTTTAAAAACCCAGCGCCTTTACGATAAAATTCTATGTATGGTTCAATTAATAAATGAGTTGTTTTTTGTGGGTCTTCATAAACGTATAAATTAAACATTCTACAAATCGATGTAAAAAAATCTTTTTGTTGAATCCCTTTAGGTAAACAATTACCAATTGAAATATAATCGCCTTCTTCTGCTAATGCAACTTGAGGATAATCAGCTACAAATTCAAATGATAAATTAGGGTCTAAAGTTACATATTGTTCAGAAGCGCTAAAACTTGCAAAAACATTTATATAATCTGTATTATCTAATGATGTTGATATAACCCAATCAATGTCAAAATTTTGATAATCGTTGTAAGATGTAAATTCTTCAACATATAATTCAGTTGTATTTTGATAAACGTAAACACTAAAAGTACCTGGTCTTGATAATGATATTGTACCGAAAAGTCTTAATTTCCCAAGAGTTCCATTTGTGCCAGCAAAAGTAAAAGTTTGATTATCAACATCTTTCGTAAATAATACTAAGTTTACTATGTTTAGAAACCTAAGTGTTTCTCCAGCAGAAGTGCTTGCTCCAGCATCAATCGAATAATTACCCGAAACTAACAATAAATTACTTGCTAATTTCTCAAGATTTGCCTTGTTATTTGGTATAATTAATGATTTAAAAAAAGGCGTATCAAAAAAAGCAGAAGTATACGTGTAACCTGAAAAATCAATAATTTTATCTATCAATTCATGTACAAAAAATGCTGGTCTAAAAGCATTTATATGCCAATCTTTATTATTTTTTTTACATAATCCGTAATCAATTAATGGATAAACAATTCCTAATCCACTTGCCACACCTGAAGCAGTCCAAGAATTTTCAATAGTTTCAACATTCCAATATTCTTCGTATGAATTAGTGAAATGAGCAATGACATCAGGGTCATTTAATACCTTGTTCCCAATGGCGGAGGCAAAGCCACCTAACTCCCCAAATACTGCGCATTGATATTCTATTACACCGTTCTGAATGGTTATCTCCAAAAGGCGAAGAACTCCCTTAAAAACTTGTATCTTATTGACAAATATCTGACAATTTGCTTGCTTGGTCGGGTCAAAATTATAGCCAACATTTGGTTCATTAGGGTTACTAAAACCGTAATTATTACCGCTGGTAAAATTATAAATATGACCAAACACTTTATTATTGTTTGCGTTACCAGGTACGTTAATCGTTTTTGAATAGTTCGTATTCCTCGAAGAAAAGTCTTTAATGTCATCTATTGCGTAGTTTAATTCTGCTCCTAAATCCTCGAATAAATCGAGTCGTTGTTGTTCAACTATTATTTCAGTTATCATTATCTAAATTGGCTATATTGTTTTTGACCTAAATCAAATTGAAGTTGATAGTTAAATAATTTATCTGAAGTACTTACTTTCTCTTGGTAGTTTGTGTCCTTCATTACAATTGGATAATAATCACTTGTACCTCCATTAATGATTTGCAAATAAACCTCGTTAGATGCAAGCAATTCAGAGCCAAGAGCATAATCTATTGCTGAAACATAATCACTCGTTACAAGGTAACTCCAATCGGTTTGAGTTGATAATGCTTGCACACCACCGTAATGAACACCCGAACTATTCTTATGGGTCATTGTCGCAGCGCTTCTTTGATATTCAGCAGTCTGATAAGTCGTTCTTTTAAAATTCTTTTGTTGGCGATTAAGTAAGCGAAAAGCATAAGTGTCATAACCTCCGAATTGATTTTGAAATATTAAATTGATAGGCGTAAATCTTGGCGCACAAACTTGCTTAATTGTTATTGTATCTGAGCCAATCGTTACATTATATCCATATGTTGCACTTGTAATAAATGAACTACCTAAATAAGTATTTATTGCCGTAGGACTTAAATCTAAAAGCAATGATGAAAGACTTGATAACGTTCCGCCCGTTGAAGAACTTCCGCTATTACTGCCATCCTCATTTATCTTTTGAACCGTTGCCGTTACTGCTGATAAGTTTGCATTGAAATAAGTAATAAATAACTTCTCTCCACTAATTACCTCGCCAGCCGTTCTATCTCTTGTCGTTAAGAACTTATTTGCATAAGTAGAAATTGAAACTCTAAATGGATTGAGAGAATAATTCCAACCTTTAGAACTTGCTGAATCTTGATTCATTATAGGCTCTTGCCCCAACCATTCTTCTCCAAATATTAACGTGTAGTCCACGAATAAGAATGAGCCAGCATACTGTAAGACTGAACTTCCTGATGGGTTAAAACCGCTTCCAAGATAGTTTCTGACAATGGGAGCGACATCAAGTACACCATAGTTTCCTGAGTCGGGATAATTTTTAAGTGTGGCAACGGTTGCGCCACCAATTTGTAAATCAAATACATATTTGAAGGATGATTCTGATACATTTCCTGAAGTTGCTATATGCCATAAACTATCATGAGCCGATGAGTAAGATGGTGGAACGTATACGCTTGTTGCCATTATTTCTTAAATGTTTGTGTTATTGTTAATGCTATATCTTGTCCTAATGCTTGGGATAATTTTGCTTTAAAATCTTCTCCAAATGCTTTTTGTTCATTATCATCAAAAAACCCTACTCTTCCAATGCCTCGTTCTTTAATTCTTTTAGCAGTATTTTTAGCTATTGCCAATAACTTCTTTTTTGGGTCAGCAGCATTTGTAAGTGTTTTTCTTTTTATCTGCAACGGACTTAATCCTTTGCGTTGGTCTTCATTTTTAATATAATTCTTATGCCTTAAATACCATTGAAGAATTGCCTCAACCATATTTTTAGAAACGCTTAACGTTCTAAATTTATAAGGCGAATTTGGTTGACCGCTTTTTAATCCTTTTACTCCTTTGTTTTGAAAATCATAATATTTACTTGCTGGATTTGATTCATCGTATCCAATTGTTAAAGTATATTTATTGCCTTTTTTATTAATTGCTGAAACGGAAATATCACTCATATTCCCCCTATCAACTTTTCCTTTAGCATTTATTCTTTGCTTTGCTAATAAAATAAATTTATTCGCAGCATCATACATAACTTTTTCAACCGCATCTAATTTTAATGCGCCTTGAGAACTTTCGCCTCCTAAATCAAAATTTTCCCCTAATGATTCTTGTGCTTTAAGAATGCTTGCCATATATCTGTTTCATTTGCTCCCTATCAAAACTATTCTTTGCCTTAATATAACTTAAATCGTTTAATGCTTGAATCGTTGGCAACTCAAAAGCATCTGCTAAATTTATTCTTTCGTGTTCGGCAATGATGGTAGCTTGGTAAATCCATCCATAACGTTGCATAAAGCCATCCCGCTCTTCATCAACTCCTCTTTCAAATAATCCTTTAAACTCACTATCGATTCGCTGAATACTTGACAAAAAAAAACCACACTTCCATAAACCGATTCAAAGCTACCCGATAATAAATCTTCGGCATATTCTTCGTGCTTGCTTGCATCGTACTTAGCTACCTTCCAACCTCGCCAGGTCAACTTCATAGGCATAACCATTGAAGCAGCAATCTTATGCAAGTTGTTTATAATGTCATCCCCAAAAAACTTAGTTTCTAAGTATCTTGAATACGGGATATTACGAATATCATAAACGCATCTATAACGCTTTTTACCAACCTTAATGTAATCGCTTGGCTTTGGAGTTGGTGCTGACTCGGTAATAAATGTAATTTCTTTTAACTGCTCATTTAATTCCTTAATACTTAAAGAATCAATTTGTGCTTCCGTTTGATATGTTAAAATCTCTAATGACTTCACTGCAATATCCAATTCAGTTAATCCCTCTCTTTTTGAAAGTAGGTTTTGAATTTGTTGCCATTGCCATACCGTGACATCTTTCCAGTTCATATTTATAAATAGCTAATTAAACAAAGTTGTATCTGCCCGTTCCTGACTTAAAATCAAACTTGCGCCAAGCTAATGCTAAAGCACAAACGCAGTCATCCGTAAACCCAGTAGGAGCGGAATACTTTACTCCGTGTGATGTATATTGATATTCAAAAACTTCTAATTCATTTTTAATCATTCCCTCAGGATAATGTACTCGCTCCTGATGTATTGCTACTTGTAGACCAAGCATTAATTCTTGCTTGCTTTGGCTTGTAAATTTAAACCCTTCTATATCCATCCCTTCCCGTTGCAATTGTTCGACTACTGGGTCACCTACTCCAGTGCTATCAATTAACATCGGTGCTTTTGGTAAATTGCGAATTATGTTCTGAGTTGATGCCCAATCCTTTTGAAATCGGTCATAATAAGCCACATTGCCACTATTATCTAAACCGATAATTACTGTCCAATCTGAGTACTTTGCCAAATCGACTCCATAACATTTAACAATATTGGTAGAAATATCCGATGTACACTTACGAATTGCCTCGCTTCCAAATGGATTCGCAGCGTTCTCTGCGGGGTTAGCCATGTACTCTTGTTCGAATACTACGGGAATAGCTGATTGCTTAATTGAATCGACCTCAGAACTTGCAATATAAGGATTATCGTAAGTCGAATACTTAAACGATTCCCATTCTGTATTTGCTTCTAATCCTTTTAAATATAAAGAATAGAAATAATTCTTACCTCTCGGAGTCGATAAGAATAGCGCCTTGCCTTTGTAATCGGTTAAGGTAGGTCTTATAGCATTATTCCATCCATTCTTTAAATCAGGGATATATGAAGCCTCATCAATAATCACATAGTGAAATCGCATACCTCGAAGATTGTCTAATCTTTCGCCCGTATAAAATCGAATGACTCCACCCGTAGCCAATTTAAAAGTCAAATCTGATATGTTAGAAGTTGCTACTTCGGGCGGAAGTATTAAAGCGATATCGTCAAAAAAGACTTTGGCTAATTTATAAGTCGGAGTTATGTAAGCAACTGACTTGCCTTGTAATGCCTCTACGCAAGTGATGACCTGGCTAATCAATGACTTGCCAAATCTCCGCCCGCACATAAGCACTCTAAACCTCGCCTTGCTCTGTAATACTTTTTTCTGCGCCTCGTGTGGAGTCGGTAGGATAATCTCCATTGGCAAATTTTATAGTTATTTCAGTATCTTGTTTAATGTCAGCCGATTCTTTTGGCTTTCCAAATACTCTACTTAATAAAGTTTCTATTGAATATAAAGAGCCATTCTTTAAAGATTTATTCATTGCTCCAGCAATTGTCTTTTCTAATATTGAACTTTCAGGATTATCAAATATCTCTTTAAGTTGGTCAATATTCATAGCAAGCATTTTACGAATCGTTATTCCAATCTCGGTCATATTATAACCTGATTCTTTTAATAGCGTAACGTACTTCTTTGGTCTACCATTTGGATTCCCTGATTGACCTTTCTTAAAACTTACTAAATTTTGTTCGTTTGCCATACCTCTCCGTTTCTTTTAATTATTAATGTTGGGTCTAATTTAATCATTCGGTCAACTATTACTTGGCAATACTTAGGGTCTAATTCCATTCCGTAGCATTTACGATTTAATTGATGTGATGCTACCATAGTTGTACCGGAGCCAGTAAATGGCTCATAAATCAAATCATTTTTTAATGAAAAATCAGTAATCATTTTGGATGCAAATTCAACTGGATAGGCTGCTCTATGTTCAACACTTTCTCCGGTTATTTGCGAACCTGAAGATTTAATATGCCAATAATTCCATCTGCAATCATTATAAATTTGACTTGTTCTATATTTATTACTTGCGGACATTACAAAAACAAACTCACATCTTCTCGAATAAATTCCTATTTGTGGTAAATTTATAGAATGATTTTTATCCCAAATAATTGTTTCTTTTACTGAATATGGATTATCATTTGAAAAAACAATTTTACCATAATCATCTCTGCTTTTTGCATTGTATGCTACATTCCAACAAACTGAATGTTCTTCTTCATTTTTAAATATTGAAGAAGTTGTTAAAATATCAATACAAAATTTATAATAATCTTCAGAACTTCTATTATCAGCATCTTTATCTTCATACAATCTTACACCTTTTGTAGTTTTCCCTCCTTTAGTATGCATAAACCCATCACTTGTCCCATTTCCTTGATTATATGGTGGACTTGTCGCTAATAAATTCCATTTTTCACCATTCATTAATTTTTCAACAATATCACTATTAGTTGAATCTCCACAAACTAATCTATGTGGACCAATCTCAAATAAATCTCCAATAACAATATCAGTTTCTACTGACTCAGGCATTTCGTGATTATCTTCCTCAGCACTTCCTAAATCTTCAATATCAAATACAGGCACATCTAATCCCCATTCAACTAAATTTTCAGCATCCCATTCGTTGGCAAGCATATCCCAATCCCATTCTCCATAGCCAACATTGTCTTTAATTATAAATGCCTTTTGTTGTTCTTCGTTTAAATCACTTGCTTTTATTACTGGTACTTCTTTAAGTCCAGCTTCCTTGCAAGCCTTTAATCTCATATTACCTCCAAGCACTATCATATCATCGTTAACGACAATAGGTCTTAAAGATAGCATCTGAGGAAACTCTTTAATCGATGCTACTAACTTTTTAAATTTGTCATCCTTGATTATTCTCGGATTGTTTGGATTCGACTTTATGTCGGTCAATTTGGTTGTTGTGATATTCATTTTTAAAAATTATTTTTTAAATCCTACAAAGTAAAGGTCGCACATTCCTAAAGTATTTGTTTGAAATTCAAATACACTAAAATGCTTTTCAATATCTATTTTTTCACGAATTAAACTTTCATTTAAATTCATATAATAATCATTCTCAAGATTGCTTGTAAATGGACTACATTGAGGAGATGTTCTTCTTGTACCGTGTTCAGCCCTACCATCCGTTGCGCAAGTAAAAACAAACATACCACCAACCTTTAAAAGATTAATAGCATTGAGCATTGTCTTATCCCAGTACTCATCGTGTTCAAAACATTCCGAACTAATTACAACATCAAATTTATCTTTGCTTTTAAATTCATGACCTCTGCAAACAATATCAACATTTGGTCCTTCGCCTATATCAATTCCAGTATAATGATAATCAGTAAATAAATATCGATTGTTTCCATTTATATCCAATGAGCCTATATCTAAAACTTTAACTCCCGTAAAAAATGAGGGGAATTTGTTTTTAATACTGGTTAAATAATTTTGTTGTTCAACGTGTGCCATTAATTTTTATCTATTTGCTCTAATTTTCTTATTGCCCATTCAATTCCTTCAGTACCTCCCCAAGCATCCCACATTAATCCTCCGCATCCTTCGCCATAAGGAACGTCTTTACTTTGCTGATGTCTTTTAAATGAAGCCATTCTTGCAATCGTATCCCTTGTAATGTTTTCTTTGTTTGCTAATTGGTTTGCTCTTGCTTTCCCTACTGGAGTTCCACATTCTCCCCAACCATTTTCTTCCGCCCATTTTAAAGCACGTTTAGCATTATTAACTGCTGATTCGGGATAATCATTATAACTATCCGCCATGCTTATTCTAATTGCAGTCCACGCTTCTTCCGCTTTTGCTTCCGTATCGTATATGCAAGCACCATTCCCGACTCTATATTTCCCGTTTGAACATTTAATTACTGGCATCTTATTCTATTAGTTTAGAATATATAGCAAAACGCTGCTCATTAAT